ATAAGTAAATTTTATAGCCCTGATCGGAAACGGTCGGGGTTTTTTATTATCCAAACACCAAGCTCACACAATAAACGTGAGCTTTTTTATTGCCCCGCAAACAAACAGCGAGGTGGAGTATGAGAATGTTAAAAGACGCAGGGAATCAAAGTATTTTTTGGTCTGGCTTTGGCGCATTCTGGGCGATGTATTCATTCCAAGAATGGCTGGCTATTTTTGGTTTAATCATCGGTTTAATCAGT